GCCTCGAGGAGAAGTAGTGACGACCCGCAGCGACGTCGACCGGCTGAGCCGGGCCTCGGCTCAGGTCGTGCAGGCCGCCCGCGCGGACCTGGCGGACTTCTTCGCCAGCCTGGACCTGAACCGGCCCGAGGCGGTCCGCGACGCGCTCACGGACTTCGTGCCGGTCCTCGTCGGGGAGTACGGCGACGCCGCGGCCGCGATCGCCGCCGACTGGTACGAGGAGATCCGCACGGCGCAGATCGGCGGCCGGTACTCCGCGCTCGCCGCACCTGGTGTCGCGTCCGCTGAGGTCGTCGGGTCGGTCCGGTGGGCCGTCGCCGACCTGTTCGGCGACAACCCCGCGCAGACGCTCGCCCTGCTCGGCGGGGCGATCCAGCGGCACATCCTCTACTCCGGGCGCGCGACCGTGCGCCGCAACGTCGCACGCGACGCCGCGCACCCCCGGTACGCCCGGGTCCCCAGCGGGTCCCACACGTGCGCGTTCTGCACGATGCTCGCCAGCCGCGGCTTCGTCTACCACAACGAGAAGCTCGCCCAGCACCAGGGCCTCGGCCAGCACCAGGACAAGTTCCACGACGACTGCGACTGCCTCGTGGTCGTCGAGTTCAACGCCGACGCCCACCACATCGCCGGGTACGACCCGGACGCGATGTTCGCGATGTACGAGTCCGCGGCCGACGAGGTCGGCAACAAGACCGACACCGAGGCGATCCTCGCCGCCATGCGGCAGCAACACGGCCTCGCCTGACAGACCACCCGCGCCCGCGGGTCTACGCCTACCCGAGCGGTCAATCGGGGTGCAGAGGAGCAGCACGCATGGAGTTCCCGATCACCGTCGACTCGCAGGACGCCTTCGACGAGCTCGTCAAGGACCGCCTCAAGCGGGCTGAGGCGAAGTTCGCCGACTACGACGAGCTCAAGACCAAGGCCGCCGAGGCGGACACGAAGATCGCGGCCGCCGAGCAGGCCACCGCCGAGGCCATCTCCCGCGCGGAGACCGCCGAGGGCAAGGTCGCGACGTTCGAGGGCAAGCAGCAGGTCGCCGGCTGGGCCAAGGAGATCGTCAAGGACTCCGTGGTCCCGGCGTCGGCCCTACGCGGCTCGACGCGCGAGGAGCTCGAGGCGCACTTCGCCGAGCTCAAGCCGCTCCTGACGGCGCAGTCCGCGCCGGTCATCCCCAACCAGGGCGACCAGCCCAACCCCACCGCAGGCGCCGCCAACGAGAGCCGCGAGTTCGTGCGCGAGTTCTTCGGCGGCGGCAGCGACTGACCCCTCCCGGAAGGACATCACCATGGCCGTGTTCGGCACCGGCGACCTGAAGAACCTGCCCCGCAACATCGCGGACGGCATGGTCAAGGACACCAAGACCGGCTCCACCATCGCCGCGCTCTCGGGCCGCGAGGCCCAGCGCTTCGGCAACGTCGACATCATCACGTTCAACGACTTCCCCAAGGCCGAGTTCGTCGGCCAGGGCGCCGACAAGGGCTCGAGCGGCGGCTCGTTCGGCTCCGTGACCGCCGAGCCCCACAAGGCGCAGGTCACGATGCGGTTCAACGAGGAGGTCCAGTGGGCCGACGAGGACTACCAGCTCGGCGTCCTGCAGGAGCTCGCCGACGCCGGCAAGGTCGCCCTGGCCCGCGCGCTCGACCTCGGCCTGTACTACCGGATCAACCCGCTGACGGGCACGGCGATCACGGGGTGGACGAACTACCTCAACACCACGACCAAGCGCGTGGAGATCACCTCGACGTCCGCGGTCGACGCGGATATCGAGGCCGCCGTCGGACTGGTCATCGGCGCCCAGAAGCCCGTCACGGGCATCGCGTTCGACCCGTCCTACGCCTGGACGCTCGCGACCGCCCGGTTCGCCGACGGTCGCAAGAAGTTCCCCGAGCTCGGGTTCGGCGTGAACCTGTCCGCGTTCCAGGGCCTGCCCGCCTCCGTCGGGGACACCGTCTCCGGCCGACCCGAGGCCGCCGACACCAAGGTCCGCGCGATCGTCGGCGACTTCCGCTCCGGCATCCGCTGGGGCGTGCAGCGCGACATCCCCGTCGAGCTGATCAAGTACGGCGACCCCGACGGCCAGGGCGACCTCAAGCGCAAGAACCAGATCGCGCTCCGGCTCGAGATCGTCTACGGCTGGTACGTGTTCCCGGACCGCTTCGCGGTCGTCGAGGACGCGACGGCCTGATGCCCCGCCTGCGCAACGCCCGGACCGGTGTCGTCGTGAACGTCGACGACGACACCGCGTCCCGGCTGGACAGCGACTGGAAGCCGTTCGAGCACGGCACCAGCACCCCCGACGGCAACGACGACTCGCCCGCGGGCGAGGTCAAGGCGCCGAAGGGCAACGCGTCCCGCGAGGCGTGGTTCACCCACGCCACCGACGTCCTGGGGCTCGACGTGCCCGAGAACGCGACGCAGAAGCAGATCCGGGCGCTCGTCGCCGCGGCCGCCGCCGAGTCCACCGAGGACGAGGGCGACGAGGACGAGGACGACGAGGGCGACAACGAGGAGGCCGGCCAGTGAGCCAGTCCACCAAGCAGGTCCGGGTCGTCTCCCAGGCCACCCCCACGCGGGGACAGGACTTCGAGACCACCGCCTTCTTCGACCCCACGGGCGCCCCGATCAAGCTCCCCGGGGCCGCCGGCATCACCGCGCTGACCGCCGTGACCACGCCCGACGCCACCGACGCGGCCACGGCCGTGACCCTGGCGAACGCGCTGAAGGTCAAAGTCAACGCGATCATCGCCGCGCTGAAGGCCTGAGAGGAGGGGCCGCCATGGCTGAGCCGTTCGCCACGCCGGATGACCTGGCGCAGTCGTGGCGGCCCCTCGCCTCCGACGAGCAGGAGCGCGCGACCACGCTCCTGAGGTTCGCCTCGGCGATGATCCGGGTCGAGTGCCCGGGCATCGACGCGAAGATCACGCCCGTGCCCCCGGCGACCTCGCCGGAGCTCGACCCGGACATCCCCCGGATGGTCGCGTGCGCGATGGTCAAGCGGGCGATGATCGTGGGCACCGAGGCCGAGGGCGTGAACGCCGAGCAGCAGACCGCCGGCCCGTTCGCGAAGTCCCTGACGTTCTCCAACCCGATGGGGAACCTGTACGTCACGAAGGGCGAGAAGCGGCTGCTGGGCTGCGGCGCCCAGACCGCGTTCACCATCCCGCTGGGCAGCGCGTCGACCGCAGCGCACGCCCCGTGGTGCAACCTCGCGTTCGGTGCCGCGTCCTGCTCGTGCGGCGCGGACATCGCCGGCCGCCCGATCTACGAGGTGGGCTGATGGCCCTGCCGACCCCGTACACCGTCCTGCGCATGCCCTACGTGCCCGGCGCGACCAACGAGCACGGGAACCCCGTCGACACGTGGGGCTCCCCGACGGCGGTCCCGGTCCACGGGTGGGCACCACCCTCGGCGGACAAGACCCCGAACGACTCCGCCCGCGACGCCGTCGAGCGCGACCTCGACCTCTACGCGCCCTCGGGCACCACGAGCGGCCCGAAGGACCTGTGGGTCATCGACAGCGTCCCCTACACCCAGGCCGGGCACGCCGAGGACTACACGAAGGGCCCGTGGCAGTGGGCCGCGGGGCTGCGGATCAATCTCAAGCGCGTGGAGGGCTGAGCGATGGCGACGATGGCGAGCACGGGCAAGGTGACGCTCCCGGCGTACATCGAGGTCGCGGGCGAACTCGTGCGCGTCGGGGACATCGAGGTGGCCGTCGACATCCGCGCCGTGCGGTACGAGGGCGACCACGGGGACGAGATCGGCCGGCGCCTGCACGCGGTGCTTGACGTCACGGTCGAGGACTGACGTGGCCCGCGCGAAGATCCGGGTGAAGTGGCGCCACGGCGCGTTCGCCGAGCTGCGCACCGACCCGGCCGTCATGCGCGAGCTCGACTCCTACGCCGAGCGCATCGCGGCCGCGGCCGGCGACGGCTACGAGGCCAAGCCCGCCGAGGAGACCGGCGGGCGGGGCCGTGGTCGCGCGGCAGTCGTGACGACCACGATCGGCGCGATCCGCGACAACGCGAAGAACCACACCCTGATGCGCGCGCTCGGGCAGGCGAAGGACTGATGGACCTCACCGCTCCCCCGGACGCCGAGGCGATCACCATCGCCTACCTGAACTCCGCGCTGACCGCCCGTGGCGACACCGCACGGGCACGCACCCGGGTCCCGGACCAGCGCCCGGCCCGGTTCGTCCGCGTCTCCCTGACCGGCACCACGCCACGGTCCGTCGCGCACACCGACGCGCAGGTCACGATCGAGTGCTGGGACACCGACAGCGCCGCCGCCGCCGACCTCGCGCGGATCGTCTACGCGCTCATGTGCGCGATGGACACCCCCGACGGCCACGTCCCCCAGGGCCCGAACGGGTGGGCTGGCGGCCCGGTGTACCTCGAGGACCCCACCGCCCGTGTCCCGCGCTACGTCATGACCCCGATCGTCCGCACCCGAGTCCACACCCTCACCGGAGGCACCCCGTGACCACCCCCGAGACCGTCACCCTGCACCACCCCGTCATCGCCGGCGTGCACGTCACCGTCACGAGCAAGGCCAAGGCCGAGGAGTGGCGCAAGCAGGGCTGGAAGGAGGCCGCGCCGAAGCCGGAGTCCGCCGAGAAGTAGACCCCTCCCGTCGGCGACGGAAGGCCAGCACCACCACCCCTTGAGGCGGCGCACCCCGAGGGAGGGTCATCGTGACCAACAGCAAGAACGTCGTCGCCGGCCGGCCGAAGCCGAACGGCGCCATCTTCCGAGCCCCGCTGGGCACCGCCCTGCCGACCGACGAGACCGTCGCGCTCAACGCGGCGTTCATCGCCCAGGGCTACGCCGCCGAGGACGGCCTCGAGCGGGCCATCAACAAGGCCTACGAGACGGTCCGTGCCTGGGGCGGCGACGAGGTCAAGCGGTCCCGCACCGAGATCGGCGTGCAGCTCACGTTCACCCTCATCGAGGCCGCGTCCGGCGAGGTCGCCAAGACGATCTGGGGCGACGAGGCCGTCACCATCACCCCCGCCACGTCCTCGGCCGGCACGAAGATCGCGGTCGCCTACGCCGGCGAGGACGTCGAGGAGTCCGAGTGGGCCTTCGACCTCAAGGACGGCAACCACGTCCGCCGCATCGTCATCCCGCGCGGGCAGGTCACCACCGAGGACTTCACGCAGACGTTCTCCGACTCCGAGGTCATCGCGTACCCCGTGACGCTGACCGTCTTCAAGGACGAGAACGGCAACTACTTCTACGAGTACAGCGACGACGGCGTCAAGACCGCCTGACCTACTGCCAGACCCCCGCGGGGGCGGAGTTCGCGCGCCGCCTCGCCGCCCCCGCGGGTCACACCCGAGGCGACGCGACCATGAGGAGGCGCACCCCCATGACCACCACCCGCAAGCAGCCCCAGGACCGCAAGCCGAAGGCGACCGAGCAGCCGAGCAAGGCGTTCGAGGTCACCGTCCGCGGTGTCGACCTGACGATCCCCGCCGATCGGTTCGACGACTTCGAGCTGCTGTTCGACATGCAGACCATCGACCAGAACGCCGGCGCCGAGGCGCTGCCGCGCCTGATCGACGTGTTCGCCCGGTTCCTCGGCATCGCCGACGCGAAGCGGCTGATCGCCGCGGCGAAGGCCGACGGCCCCCTGGGCATCGAGTCCGGCGTCGCGCTCATCAACGAGGTGTTCGACGCGCTGAAGGCCACGTCGGCCCCAAACTCCTGAGGCTCGTCGGGTACCTGGTCCAGCACCGGGGTCCTCTGCGCGCGGACCTGCGCCGCGAGTACGGCCTCGACCTGGACCAGGCGCTCGACGAGCGCACCATCCGCCCCACGGTCCTGCTGGACCTGATCGACGGCCTGTCCCCGTCCGCCGCGCTCTGGCGCGCGATCGACCCCGAGGTCCTGTGGGACGCCAACGCGATGCTCCTGGCGCTGCTGATCGACGAGGTCCGTGTCCTGCGCTGGGAGTTCGAGCGCGTGAACTTCAAGGGCCACAAGCCGCCCCCCGAGCCGCTGCCCCGCCCAGGCGTCACGAAGAACACCGGCGACACCCAGCGCGACGTCATCGGCGCCGGCGAGGGCTTCGACACCATCGCCGAGTTCGACGCCTGGTACGCCGAGATCCAGGCGTCACGAGCCGTCGTCCCCGAGATCGACAGCCGCGAGCGGATCGCGCCTCAGCGCGACGCCCGCGGACGGTTCGTCACCGCTCGCGCGTGAGCACGTAGTCGACCTGGCCCGGCCTCCACTGCAGGGCGCCGCGCTTGTGCTCGGAGAGCACCTGCCAGCCCTCAGCACGGAGCTTCACGAGCTCCTCCGCGCCCTTCTTGCGTGCGATGTCCAGGGTCACGCGCTTCGTCTCGATCTTCGGCTTCCCCATGCGACGCGACGCTACCGCGCGCTGCCCGCCGTCCGCAGCCCACCGAGGGGGTGACCGTTGGCTACCCAGCTCGGCGTCGCGTACCTGTCCCTGGCGATCGAGTCTCGTGACGTCGCGGACCAGGTCAAGAAGGAACTCGGCGACGTCGAGACCGCGGCCGGCAAGACCGGGAAGGCCGCGGGAGCATCGCTGGGCAGCGCGCTGGCGTCCGGGCTGAAGGTCGGCACGGCTGCGGTCGTGGGCCTGGCGACGGTCATCGGCGGGATCGCCCTGTCGGGCGGCATCTCGCGCGCGCTCGCGATCGAGGACGCCCAGGCGAAGCTCACGGGCCTCGGGCACTCGACCGAGTCCGTGCAGACGATCATGCAGAACGCGCTCGCCGCGGTGAAGGGCACCGCGTTCGGCCTCGGTGACGCGGCCGGTCTCGGGGCGACGATGGTCGCGGCCGGGATCAAGCCGGGCGAGCAGCTCGAGGCCACCCTGAAGCGAGTCGCGGACTCGGCGACGATCGCCGGGACCGACCTGTCGGACATGGGTCTGATCTGGGGCAAGGTCGCCGCCAAGGGCAAGATCGACGGCGAGATCGTCAACCAGCTCCTCGAGCGGCAGATCCCGATCTACGACATCCTCGGGCAGGCCGTCGGGAAGAACGCGGCCGAGGTCGCGAAGATGGTCTCGGAAGGCAAGATCGACTTCCAGACCTTCTCCGACGCGATGAACGCCTACGTCGGCGGGGCGGCCCTGAAGTCCGGGGAGACGTTCCGCGGCGCCATGGCGAACGTCCGGGCCGCGCTCGGTCGCCTCGGCGCCGTGTTCGCGACGCCCGGCCTGTCGTCCCTCAAGGGCGTGTTCAACGACGCGATCCCCGCGATCGACGCCGTGACCGCCGGGATCACCCCGCTGGTCGAGACCCTCGCGGGCAAGCTCGCGCCGGTCGTCGATCGGGTGTCCGGGCGCATCGCCGACATGGTCACCGGGCTCGACTTCTCGAACCTCAGCACGAGCATCGGCGGCATCGCCGCGGTGCTCGCACCGGTGCTCGGCCTCGTTGCAGGATCGCTCGGCGGCCTGCTGCACGACATCCCGATCATCGGCGGGCTGTTCGGTGGGCTGACCGGACCGATCGGCCTCGCGGTCGGCGCGCTCGGGGCTCTGCTGGCCGTCGATCCCTCGACCATGGCGGCCGGCTTCCAGTCGGTGATCCCGACCGTGATCGGGATGGTCACGAGCCTGCTGGGCACGCTGCCCGGGCTGATCGGCGAGGTCATCCCGACCCTCGCGACCAACCTCATCGGGAACATCCCGGTGGTGGCTCAGGCCGCGGTGCAGCTCGTGCAGGGCCTGCTCACGGCGATCACTGGGTCGCTGCCGGCGATCGTCGGTGCGCTCGCCCAAGTGGTCCCCGCCCTGGTCGGAGGGATCACGGCGGCGGTGCCGCAGGTGGTCGACGCCGCGGTCAACCTGGTCCGGGTCGTGGTTGAAGCGATCCCGACGCTGATGCCACAGCTGCTGTCGGCGGCCATCACCCTGTTCCAGCAGCTGGCGCAGGCAGTGGTCACCGTGGTTCCGCAGGTGCTCACGGCGCTGATCGCCATGCTGCCGCAGGTCATCAACACGCTCGTCGCGATGCTGCCGACGACGTTCGCGATGTCGCTGTCGCTGTTCCAGCAGATCGTCATGGGCCTGGTGGCGGCGATCCCCCAGGTCATCACGGCGCTGATCGGGCTCCTGCCGATGGTCCTGAACGCGCTCATGCAGATGATCCCGACCCTGCTGAGCACGGCACTGACCCTGTTCGGCATGATCGTCACGGCTGTGATGGAGACGGTCCCGCAGCTCATCGTGTCGATCGTCGACATGCTGCCGCAGATCATCGCGTCGCTCGTCGACATGATCCCGACGCTGCTGACGACCGCGATCACCGTGTTCACGAGCCTGGTCACTGGGCTGCTGCAGATGATCCCGCAGCTGCTCACGCAGGTCGTCGCGATGCTGCCCCAGTTGGTCAGCACGCTCGTGGGTCTGATCCCGACGCTGATCCAGGCCGCGGTGCAACTGTTCACGGGCCTGGTGCAGGCGCTGCCGATCATCCTGCCGCAGCTCATCAGCGCGCTCGTCGCGCTCGGGCCTGAGCTGGTGCGCACGGTCATCTCGATGGTGCCGCTGCTCGTGCAGGCTGGCGGAGACCTCCTGCGAGGCCTGATCAAGGGCATCAAGGACACCGTGGGCGCCGCGGTGCAGGCCGTGAAGGACGCGGTCGGCGCGGTCATCGACGGCGCGAAGGACCTGCTGGGGATCCACTCCCCCTCGCGGGTCTTCCGGTACGAGGTGGGTCGCCCGACGACCGAGGGGTGGCGCCTCGGCATCCGCGACGGCGAGCGCGACCTGCGCCGGGAGATCACCGGCATCGCCGCAGACCTCCCGTCGCGGGTGTCGGTGAACGCGAACCCCGAGCTCGCCCGAACCAACGACGTCCCCGCGGGGCTGGCCGCGTACTTCACCGACGACCAGGTCGCCGTGCTGGCGGCCGCGTTCGAGTCCGGGGCGGCACGCCGATCGCAGCGGACCGTCGCTCTTGCGCAGGGGAGGGTCCGTGGCTGACATCGTGGCGTCGCTGGTCTCGTCGATCGAGCCCCGGCCGGTGCAGGTCGTGGTCACAGGACTCGCGGCCGGCGTCCAGTACGCGATCGTCGGCACGACGGCCGACGGGTCCTCGTGGCCGGTGCCGGGCGGGGCCGGAGTCTCCTCGGGGTCCCAGATCGTCCTCGTGGACAACCGAGCTGCGATGAACACCGCGGTCACCTACGTGATGACCGCAGGCGGGGCGACCTACACGTCGGCGCCCGTGGTCGTGGACTTCGCGGCCGACATGGTGCTGCAGTCGCTGTCCGGGCTGGATCTCGTGGTGCCCGACGCGGTGCTCTTCGGTGACTTCCCGCGCGAGCCCGAGATGCGCTCGGCCGCGTTCTCCGTTCCGGGGCGCCTGCGCCCTCCGGTGCGGTTCGCGGGCGCAGGCCTCGGCGGGAGCTCGGTGTCGCTGCTGACCACGGGCGCCGCCACGGCAGCGCTCGAGGCGCTCGTTCTGTCCGGGCGCCCGCTGGTCCTGCGATGCGGTCGACAGATCAGCGACCTGTCGCGCACCGAGCTGATCCTGCCGACCGCGTCGCCGAGCACAGCCCTGCCGGACGGGAGCCGTCGGTGGGTGCTGTCGTTCCTCCTCATCGATGACCCGGAGCCTGGCACGGCGCTGTCGGCGTTCACGTGGGACGACTTCGACGAGGCGATGACCGGGCGCACGTGGAGTGCGCAGCGCACCCGGACGAACCTGGCGGTGCACCCGAACCCTGTCGCAGGTGCGACCGGCTGGGGGTTCCAGAACGGTACGGGCGAGGCGACCGGCTCGACGATCGTGAACACGACGGATCCGGGTCCCGAAGGCCGGGTCGGGTTCCTGCGCCGGGTGGTGACCACCCCGAAGACGGCGGGCAACTCGGGGTGGTACTACCGCGAGACCGCGGCTTCGCTCGCAGGTGTTGCCGGGGACGTCCGGACCGTCTCGATGTGGGTGCGGTTCAGCAACGAGGTCCAGGCGCGCATGAACATCGGCCTGCGGGTCGGCTCGACCACCGTCACGGGTGCAGCGGCGCCCTACGCCACGGTCCCTGCGAACGTCTGGACCCGCCTGTCGCACACGGTCACGGCGACCGGGACGTTCGACAACACCCAGGGGTGGGTAAACACGGACACCACGGCCGTCGTCGCCACGGGTGGTGGCTACGACGCGCGGGACGTCCTCGTGGAAGCCGGTGCCGCGCTGGGGCCGTACTTCGACGGATCGATGTCGGACACCTCGACCGTCGACTACGCATGGACGGGCGCGGCGAACGCCTCGACCTCGACGGCCACCGGCCCGGACCCGGCGTCGTTCGACGGCCTGTTCGCCGCCTCGATCTGGGACGACTTCGACGTCTACGACTGGGACCAGCTGTGAGAGCCGGCGCACCCGATGAGGTGCTGTCCGGCGCCGCGGGGTGGTGGCCGGTCGTGCAGTCCTGGCGGGGCGGGTCCCTGCTCGCCGCCGACGTGCCGATCATGTCCGGTCGGGTCACGGCGTCGGTGGGTCAGGAGATCCCCGAGCGGCTAACCATCACGGTGCCGCGCTTCGACGGCCGGGACTGGCGCCCCGACGACGCCGAGCACCCGCTTGCCAGGTTCGGGCAGGAGCTGTCGGTGTCGATCGTGGTGTGGTCGGCGGTCACGGGCGCGCAGTACGAGACCCGCATCGGGCGGTACCTGATCGTCGACTGGGACTACGACGACGACTCCGGCCGGGTGCAGGTCCAGGCCGAGGGCCTGCTGCGGCGGGTCGCGCGCGCGAAGATCACCTCACCGATGGCACCGCGCGCGGGCGGCACCCTGGTGTCCGAGGCCCGGCGCCTGCTCCCCGCGGGGATGTCGGCGGGCTTCGCCGGACTGAGCGACCGGGCGTGCCCCACGTCGATGGAGTGGGCCGAGGACCGCCTGGCAGCCCTGTACGAGATCGCCGACGCGTGGCCGGCGCGGCTGCGGACCGCCCCGTGGGGGCAGGTCCAGTACCTCCCGCCACTGCCGGACGTCCCGGTG